AGCTTGAGGCAATGCAATGAGCACCGCAGCCAAGACCCCCGCCAAACGGGCCCAGAAGGCCGTTCCTGAGCCCGTGGCCGAGTACCGCATGCCCAAGGAGGTCGCGGACTGGATCAAGCGCGCAGAGGCCCGTATCACGTTCATGACGACCCAAATCGAGGACCTGAAGGACGCCAATGCGAAGCTGCGCAGGGCGAACAAGGTAATGGAGCAAAGAGTCATGGGTCAATCACAGGAGTAAAAAAAAATGAAAGTAGTAGCGTATGGCGGTGGAACTAACAGCACGGCAATGTTAGTTTGGATGTATGAACAAAAAATTAAACCTGATTTAATAATTTTTGCAGATACTGGCGGAGAAAAACCACACACGTATGATCACATAAAAAAAGTTAATGCTTGGTGTCATGCTGTAAGTTTTCCAGAAATTATTATTACTAAAAAACGAGGAAAAATATATGTAGGAGAAACTTTAGAAGAAAATTGTTTGCGTAAAAAAATGCTTCCAAGTATTGCATATGGATATAAATCTTGTAGTCTTAAATATAAAGTTCAACCACAGGATATGTATTGCAACAACAATGCCGATTGTAAAAAAGTATGGATTTCAGGGGGTAAAGTACAAAAATATATTGGGTATGATGCGGATGAAGAACGTCGAGCAAAAATTAAATCTGATGACAAATATGAATACAAATATCCATTAATAGAAACTGAATGGGGAAGAGAAGAATGCGTTGAAGCAATAAAACGCCAAGGATTACCCCAACCTGGAAAATCCGCATGTTTTTTCTGCCCCTCATCAAAAAAATCAGAAATTATTGCATTAAAAGACCAATACCCAGATTTATTGGAACGAGCGTTAAAAATGGAAAAACAAGCCGAACTCACTAGCGTAAAAGGTTTGGGCCGTAATTTTAGTTGGCAAGATTTTTTAAATAAAAAAGAAAATTCACATGTTTTTAGTGATGTAGGAAAAGAAAGTGTTTGCGGTTGTTACGACGGCGATGATTAACACAAATAGGAGTAAGACATGGAAAAAGAATTAAGCCCCCTCGCCCGGCAACTGCTGGGCGCCAACAACCACGTGAAATTTTTCACCCAGCAGGAGTTCGACCAGGCACTGGCCTTGGCCAAGGCCGAGATGATGACCGTGGCCATCCAGACCACCAAGCACGCCATCGCCATTGAGAACGAGGCCTGCGCAGAGCTGGCCGAGCAGTGCGTGGACATTGAGAAGCTGGCCGACAAGATCCGGGCGCGCTGGAAGCGGCCTACGGAGCACTAGGGTAAACACCTAGAAAATAATTCTTGGATGCTGTAACTTGGAGTTACACTAACACCATCGCAACAACGCGATGACACACACACACACACTGGAGATCATCATGACAAATACTGGCGAAACAAAAATTGAAGTAGTGACCATCACGCATAAGGGCAAAGATACGATTTGGGACGTGGTGGATGATCAAGTCAAAAAGGAACGCCGCGCATACCTGCGCGGGACTACCATGTACTACGAGATGCCAAAGTTTGAGGCGGGTTTATTGCTTGCCGATAAAGTTGAGCGCGTACCCGCCTAACACACACACATAGGAGAAACAAATGGACCACACCACAATCACCACGGAAGTCGGCACCCGCGTCAGCGTGGACACATACGAGAACTGGGAAGACCCCAAAGCTCCAGACAATGTCTGGTTGAGCATTTCTGTGCCCATGGCCAGTGCCAGCGTGGTGCTTACACCCGCCCAGGCTCGGGAACTTGCCGCAACGCTCATTGCTTTCGCGGAGGCAGCATGAGCCAGACTTACCGCCAGGAGTGGATGGTGTACGTCAACGGAAACTACCACAAAACGATCAAGACCTTTACCGAGGAGGAGGCCATCGACGAGGTACTTTTTGAGGGGAAGATCGGCTGCATCCCCCACGAGATGCACGCAGAGGTCCTTGAGTACGACCAGGACCCGGAGGAGGACTACTACCCGGAACCGTTCTACGGGAGGTAAACTACGCTCCTAACGCGCTGAGAGATGCGCTAAGGAGCGGATATGGCAACAGGAAAGAAAGTAGGGCGTCCACCAGGTGGCACGCTTTACCCCCAGGAAAAGATCAAGGCGGAGATTGTGGCGTGGCTGTCTGAGGGCAAGACGCTGCGCGATTACTGCAAGAGCAGGGAGGATTTACCGAGTTACCCGACAATTTTCGCTTGGCTAGATCAAGACCCGCAATTCGCCATAAACTACGCGCGCGCTCGCGAAGTTGGCTTTGAGATACTGGCGGAAGAAGCCTTACACATCGCTGACAACCAGCACATCGGGCGCAAAATAGTTACAAACAGCGGCTCGACCGAAGACGAGGACACGATGACGGTGACCGAGGAAGACATGCTCGGTCACCGCAAGTTGCAGATCGATACGCGCATGCGGCTGCTCAAGGCGTGGCACCCGAAGAAGTACGGCGACCGCACCACGGTAGCAGGCGACGACCAAAACCCCGTGGTGGTCGAGGCCAGCTTCGACATCTTCGGAGAGCTGCTGAAAAACATCGCGCTCACGCGCCAGGCAGGTGAGTAACGTCGCCGAGCTGCTACAGGACCCTGCGGTCCGCGAGCAGTACGCCAAGCTGCCCAGCACCATGCGCACCGCATTTGACTGGCGGGCGCGCTGGTTGATGAAGGCGCACAAGTTCCAACTCGAGCCCGTCGCGCATCCATGGTCGATCTGGCTGATGCTCGGTGGGCGCGGCTCGGGCAAGACGCGCACGTCGGCGGAGACCATAGGCTGGTGGGCATGGGAGCAGCCCGGCACGCGCTGGCTACTGGCCGCCCCCACAGGCTCGGACATCCGGGCGACGTGCATCGAGGGCGAGTCTGGCCTCCTGGCCGTCATCCCGCCGACGCTGGTCGAAAAGTACAACAGCTCGCTGCATGAGATCACGCTGATCAACGGCAGCCTGATCAAGGGCATTCCGGCGTCCGAGCCCGAGCGCTTTCGCGGCGGACAATGGCACGGCGCCTGGTGCGACGAGCTGGCCGCTTGGGACTACCTGCAAGAGGCGTGGGACATGATTCAGTTCGCGGTCCGCTTGGGCCAGCACACCCGGATCATCTGCTCCACCACACCCAAGCCCAAGCCGGTTGTCATGGACCTGATCGACCGCAACGGCGACGACGTCGCCGTGACAACGGCCAGCACCTACGTCAACATCAAAAACCTCGCACCCAGTTTCCAGAAGCAGATCCTGCAATACGAGGGCACGAAGCTCGGGCGCCAGGAGATCCACGCGGAGATCATCGACCCCGAGGAGTCGGGCATCGTTAAGCGCGACTGGTTCAAGCTCTGGCCCAACGGGCGCGCCTTCCCGAGGTTCGAGTACGTTGTGCAAAGCGTGGACTGCGCGGCATCCGAGAAGACGCACAACGACCCGACGGCGCACATAACCTTCGGCGTGTTCAAGCCCGAGGACGGCGGCATGTGCGCGATGGTGATCGACTGCTGGCAGGACCACCTGCAATACCCCGACCTGCGGCCGCGCATCCTGGACGAGTACGAGACGGTCTACGGCGAGGGCCGCGAGAAGAAGCGCGTGGACCTGCTGCTGATCGAGGACAAGAGCGCGGGCATAAGTCTTATACAAGACCTGCGCAGGGCGGGCGTGCCGGTGCAAGCCTATAACCCCGGGCGCGCGGACAAGATCCAGCGCCTGTCCATCGTGTCCAACATCATCAAGGCCGGGCGCGTATGGATACCCGAGAGCAGCAACCGTAAGGGGTTCGTGCGGGACTGGGCCGAGGGCATGGTCAGCCAGGTATGCAGCTTCCCCGAGGGCACGGCGCACGACGATTTTGTTGACGCCATGAGCCAAGCCCTGCGATACTTGCGCGACGCTGGCTGGCTCACCATCGACTTTCCACGGGACTGGGTGGACGAAGAGGACTACGCCGACGCCAACCCGCGCAAGGCCGAAAACCCCTACGCGGTATAAAATGCCCGCAAACCACGCAGGACCCAGCCATGGCCAAGAAACCCTACCGCGACCCCAAGACCACCAAGATCGAGGACTGGAAGTGGC